CGTGAACCATCCACCATGCGACCAAAGGAGAAGGAAAGGTCTGCTAAATGCCCGTCATGTTCCCGAACGAGAATCTTCCCACCAGGTCAAGATGAATGTCTACATTGTGTAAGGACTACACAACAATAAGGTTTATATACCCCCCATATAATGTATATATGTAGCGGGGGAACAATAACGTGGATAAAGCAAAGACGGTAATACATGCCGAGTATGAGATTCTAATGGCCGTCATCGAGAACGTGCCATTGGATGAAGTGCATGAACGACTCGTCAAGGATGACGCATCAGCAACGAGATTTCAGAAGGCGGCTAACAACGTAGCCACACTTATCAGCAATCTCGCTGTTCGACGACAGCATCGCCTACCATTTGACCACCCCGACTTCAAACACAAGGAGGAATAAATATGCCAAAATACACAATACGAGTACAGATAAATCTTGAAGCCGACGACATGGAGTTCGACAGCGAAGCCGATGCCGAAGCCTTTGGGTGGGAGATGGCACACAAGGCCCACCAATACTATGTTTCAGTTGAGGACATTGAGGTTGATGAAATATGGGAGGATGAGGAAGAATGATGTTCACAGAATTTGTCATGGAACATTGTTTGGCTATGCAGGACTCTTATGTTGCCGAAGGCAATCGAGAGGGTGCTACTGCTGTCATGCTCGTTGCTGAGCGTTTGTTGAGGGCGTACAACGTCGAGGAATTGCGTTGTCTTAAGTGTGGGGTGAAGGCATGACTGTTCACCGTTCACCGTTCAAGGTTGGCGACAAGATTACGCCATCTCGACTCGTTGAGATTGGTGGCTCTCGTGCCACATTCCCAAAGACTCGACGACACTTCACCGTCAATGACGTGAGGAATCTCAATTACGCTTCGGGTGGCTACTACATCTATGTGAGCAACGGTGAGGTGGACATTTCATTCACCGTCATGTTCCCTCGATTCGGGCGCAAGGTGAACGGTAACAAGCCGTACTTCACAGCGTTCCGATGGCTAAGTGAGGACATGAAGAAACCTGTCGCATTTGAAAAGCCTGTTCCTACTCTCGATGAGATGGACATTGGTTTGGTGAATAAGATTGTTCCCGCAGGTCAGCGTGGTAAGATGTTCTTGAAGGACTTTTTGGAGGCTTGAATATGAAGTGTATGTTGTGCTTTGAAGAGGTTTTGGTGCTGTCTTTGTGTGAGGATTGTTACCACAAGGAGAACGAGGATATGGTCGCAAAGTATGAATCAAGGAGGGGTGAATGATGAACAGTCACGAAGCAGACCTACACAGTATTTTGATTAGGTGTATCAATCACCTCAAGCATAACGCTACGACGGAGGAAAGGAACGATTTAATCGAGGAATTGGCCTGTTGGTTGTTTAACGTTCACAGACATTACAATGTGCATCCTATTCACGGAAACGCTCGACTTGTTTCGATGTTCAAGGATATTTTTACGGAGTGGGATGACGAATGAGTGAAGTATGGGCTACGAAGTATCGACCACGATACCTCGATGATGTTGTCGGACAGTCCGAGATTGTCGCTGAAATGCGAGCAATCGTTCTCGGTGAAATGCCGATGCAACACTATCTTTACTACTCTCCCGAACCTGGCACAGGTAAGACTACAATGGCTCTCGCTTTGGCGAAGGAGTTAGGTTATCAAGTCGTCATGTTCAATGCCTCAAGTAAGAAGCAACGTGGTATCGAATTCATTGAAGAAACGATTATCCCTGCTACCCGTAGTGGTGTCAAGGAACGTATCTTTTTCCTCGACGAAGCCGACCAATTGACGGATGCGGCACAGTCGGCATTGAAGGGTGTGATTGAGAATGCTCATGGGTATTTCATCTTGACCTGTAACAGACTACCAAAGGTCAGTCGTTGGCTTCAATCTCGTTGTCAAGTTCGCACGTTCAAGAAGATTTCAGAAGGCGACATGGCTATGCGTCTAAGGCTGATTGCGAAGAAAGAGGGCGAGATTCTTTACAAAGATGAAGTCAATGTTATCACCCGACGACATAGTGGCGACCTGCGGAACGCCATTGGTGCGTTGCAGGTTATATGTGGTCTTGAGGGTCGTGACCGTGAGAAGTTCGTTGAAACCCTTACAGCACCGAAGTTACAGCATGGGCGCATCATCGACCTTCTATCGAAGCAGTTAATCGTCGAAGCGAGCAAAATGTTTACAGGCGAAGTGCGCACACAGATTAAGTCCATGTTCGATTATGCTGTCATGGCGAATGACCATGTGAATCACAAAGCATTCACGGTCAAGCAATTGAATTCCATCATTGACGCTTGTGTGGTTTCCGAGCGTGATTTGATGTTTGGTGTCGATGAGGACATCGTTCGTTTGAATTTCCTTAAGTTGATTTTGGAGGGTATGAATTAGGTTTATATACCTCTATTCACAAAGGATAATTTAAGCACAAGGAGGCAACAACATGGAATACGAACAAATGTTAAGCAAAGTAGCACAACAAGTCAAGATTGACGAGAACACCCTTTCGGCACGAGCCGAGCAGGTATTGGCATCAGAAGGTGCGGGTTGGTCAGTCGTTGGCAAAACAGAAGAAGAATGCAAAGTATTGGCTTTGCGAGTAGCGGCACGTCAATTGACATCCGAGAAAGCAAAGTTATCCCGTAGTGGCGCAACAATCTATGAGGGTATGTTTGTCTATACCCCACGATACAAGGATTGGGCTGATATGGCATACAAGAAGATGAAGAACACCCTCACCTCTATGAATAACGAAGGTCGTATGGCTCTCGTTTCGCAGGGTGCGTTGTATCTCTATGAGAACAACCACGATGGCACATGGACTCGTCATGCCAACCCATCATTGATGGCGAAGCAGACCTTTGAAGAGGGCATGGTATCTGTCGATGTCGATTCACTTCCGAACCGCATTTACACCCTCGATGGTAACACATCTTTCTCTCTCGTTTGGGATAAGGCTAACATGGCCTTTGCCAACGGTAATGACAATTTCAAGTATGGTGCGCCTCGACCTCTCAATGAGTATGACCGTACCTGTTTGTTCGCAGGTCGCAAAGAAGGCGAGAGTGACTTGAGTATCATCTCGGTTCGATTGCAGGGTGAGTTGGCTAAGACCGAATTCCCTACATTCGTTACGGGTAAGATTGGGCTCAAGACCGCTAACAAACCCGACACAGCCTACGGTACAAAGGTCACAACCTTCACAGCCGATGAATCTGTCATGGAGATTTTTACCTCCCCGCCACTTCAAGTCGATGACAGTGGTGCGAGTGGTATGCTCATTGATGCAGGTTTCGCTACATTCCTCCCTTCGATTGAGAAGTGTGTCGAGGATTATCAGACATTGGATGATAAGGCTAAGTGGGATGCTATCTATGGCACAATCGCAGAAGTCGTTCACATCGACCCTCGTGAGAACGGTGGCTTCATCGTCAGCGTTGCCGACACCGACATCATGAGTAGTGCGCCTGTCGTGGACATATATGTTCACGCTACGCATGAAGCAGAAGTCGATTTCTCGGTTGGTTCGGAAATGGTCATTCTCGGCTCACCTTGGATTACTCGTGAGGGTGAATCTCGATTCTCCGTCAATGGTTGGTGGTGCATGAACGCTGTCCGACCTGTCGCTGATGAAGATGGATGGGGTGCGGAGTGAACGCCAACCACGGATGGGTAATCTTAGAGGAATTCAAGGAATCCCAATTCTCAAGCCCACGTTGGTTTGTGGTTGATTCGTGCTTAGTGCCGAACGTACCCGAACAACTGTTGGCTGTTGGATGCGAGGTGTTTCTTGATACTGTTCCTAAGATGCTTGTCGGTCACGATTATTGGTATGTCGCACACAAAGATATTGTTGCATGGAGAGAGAACAATGACGAAGATGCTAACGGGGAATGAAGCGAGAGAAGGAATCTTGAAAGGTATTCGCAAAGTTGCTGATGCTGTCCTACCTACGCTCGGTGGTGGCTCAAAGGGAGTTATCATTGAACAGCAGGGCTATCCCCTCGTCGTCAATGACGGTGTTACCGTTGTCAATGCGATTAGTAGTGACGATAGATTTGAACGGCTCGGAATCCGACTGATGCAACAGGTGGCGAATCAGACACAGAAGGCATCGGGTGATGGGACTACTACGGCTACTGTTTTAGCGGCTGAATTGTGCGATTTGTTCGTCGAGTGTGGTTTAGATTGGATGGAGTGGTGTAACTCTCTCGACAATCTTAGCAGTAATGCGGAACAATGGTTGCGAGGTGATAAGTGGCTCAACAATATCGGCAAATGGTCTTTGTTCGATGTCGCTATGACGGCAACACGAGATGAGCAGTTGTCGGAGTTGGTCAGCGAAGTTATCGACGAAACAGGCAAAGACGGCAACGTTACGTTCAGACCTTCGCTCGGTGGTAAGACCTATTGGGAAACCGTCGATGGTTTCCGAATGGACACAGGGCTCATCAACACATTGTTCGCAAACAGGGACAACGGTAAGTATGAAAAGGACAATCCCGTTATAGTGTTTGCGTCTTATACAATCCAGAATTTTGAAGATATTACTCCCGCACTTGAGATTGCTGTTGGCGAGGGTCGCCCTATCCTGTTCGTTGTAGCGGGTATGAAGGGTGTCGCTTTATCCAACCTTCTCGTGAACAAGGCCGCGGGTGTCATTGATGCTTGTGTTGTCAAGTGTGGTGGTCAAGGTCAAGATATGCTCAATTGGATGGCTGATATACAGGCCATTACAGGTGGTAAGACATTCACCATGCCCGAAGAATTGCGGGACATCACCAAAGGACAGAACCACTTTGGTTCATGTGCGAAGGTCGAAGCGACGGAGGACTACATAGTGTTTTCATCCGAAGCATGGGATGTTGATGGTGAGGTCGATGATTATGTCGCCTATCTCCGAAACGCTTTGGAGGAAGCGCATGGTGAGTGGGAACAGGACAAATTGCAGAATCGTATCTCTCGTCTGTCGCAGGGTATCGTAACCATCTTTGTTGGCGGTCATAGCGATATTGAGATTACCGACAAACGTGAAAAGATTGACGATGCTATCAATGCCTGTCGTCATGCTCTCGATGGTGTCATCAAGGGTGGTGCTTTCGGACTTTACCAACTCGCATCCTTCTTTGGTGGCGACACCATGACAAAGAGCGATGCGGCTATCTCTTCTGCGCTACGCAGAATCCGTCGTCATATCTGTACGAACATGGGTCAGTCCACCGATGCAGGGAAGGACTATTCGATTCAAGGGATTCTTGACCCGATTACCGTCGTTGTGAATTCAGTCCGTTCTGCTGTGTCTGTGGCACAACAGTTCGCTCGTATCGAGGTTGCTGTATTGGTGGAGGACAGCGATTAGATTTATATACCTCCACCACTATGTTTAGGATAAGTGAGAAATATGTCATGGGGAAACAAACAGACGAATGAGCCTACTGCTTCTGCTACGAAGTACGATAAGGAATACTACCGCAACCTGTTCACGAACAACGTTGCACAGTCCGTTCCTGTCCGATGTGCTTTGATTGGAAAAGAGAACTGCGCTAAGACGGGGTTGGCTATTAGCCTTGCTCGTCAAGTAACACCGAAAGGAAAGATTGTGATTTTCGATGTCGATAATTCGGCTAAGGCCACCATTGATTCGGCCTATCCGAACGACGAAGAAGTTATCGGCCATCGTCTTTGACGGTGGTTCGACGTTCCTCAAGTGGTGTGAACACGCTATGACTGACGTATTGCTACGTCGTGGTGTTATCAAGGAAGAAGGTGACTCTTTCAATCAGAAAGAATGGCGTACTCGCAACCAATTGTTCCGAGAGGTCATGACTCGACTTCACGGACTCGCTGTTCCATCCGTATTCTTTACCTTCCATCTCAAGGATGTTTCTAACTACGTCGATAACGGCAACGGTGGAAAGGTCTTGATGAAGGTCGGAGAGCGACCCGAATGGGAGAAGGGAACGATGCGTCTGTTCTCACAGCAAATCTTCCTATCCCGATACATGAAGAAGGCTGATACGGCCGCAGGTGTCAAGGCCGACCCTACGCTCAAGAACGACGACGATTGGATTGTCAAAGCAACCATCGAGGAAATCAAGGGTAAGCACATGGAACACATTGGCGAAACCCATACAATCCTCTCGGTCATCAAGGGCGATGTTGAATGGACAGGGCTACCTATGCTAACATGGGGTGATGAATGATGGAAGAACAGGACTTTGAAACACTGTTGTCTGCTCTCATGGAGGCCGTTGCTTCTATCGGTGAGCGATTTGACCGCATGGAGTCGCAACTCATGGATTTGGAGGCCGTCTATGACGACATCCCTCCTATGTTCAAATTGTGGAATGCTGTTGCAGAACTTCAAGACCTGCACGATGCACCCGCTTCTCTTCTCGGTCACTATCTCAACGGCCAACTACCTGTAAGGGGGAATCAATGATGGCGTACCGATTTGAAGATGTATCGAACGATTCTCTACAATTTTTGCTCAAGACGATGCAACGTAAGCAAACCGTCGATGGCAAAGGACAGAATCAAGTCGAGGGTGTTACTCTCGTCATCGACAAAGAGAATCACATTACCTGTCTATCTCTAACGAGAGATTTGACGGGCTTGACTTCTGTTGGTGGGAACGTGCGAGATGGCATTGAGATTCCTATTCCTAACATTTCACAAGTTCTAAACATCCTGTCGATGCACCAAAAGACAATCGCTATCGGGTTCGACTCACAGGCTAACCTTCTCACTATCGAGAGTGGTCGTAAAAGAACGAAGTTAGAGGCATCTCTTGACGCTAAGGCTTTCTCCCATTCCCTTGATTCGTTGAAGGAATTTGCCGATAAATCGTGGCAATTGAAGTCACGAATCGACGTTGATAACAACGCTTACAAAACGGGCGACGGGACAGTATTCTCACCATGCTACTCGATATGTGGCGACGACGCAAACGATATGTATGAGGCACTTCGATGTGATACAATCAACGGACAGCGACTTAACCGATTTCACTTCTCATGTGCTGATAGCAACGTTGAGGTAACGGTTGGCGACCCTGCAAAGGGTATGACGACTACAACATTCGGTGAAGAATACATCGACGACAACACCAAAGGATTCAATTGGGATTTCGATGGTGGTCTTGATGAATTGTTCAAGGGATTGGGTGGTCGATTCGCTATGCACTTTTTCGACTTCACAGAACAGGAACAGGGGATGCGAGTTCTCATCAAGTTCCTCGACTGTGATGTATGGGCTTTTCAAGCAGGTATTCTTTCATGAGGGTTTTGTCATGAATCAAAACGAACGAAGTTCTCCGTTTAGTGGCATAGGGGTGTTTTACTATGTGTTTTCCCCCTCTTGTTCGTTTTTCCCTCACCCTACGGGGTTGATGTAGTGAGTTATATGATGGGTGCTTTGAATGGTTCTGTTCCTCTCGATGAAGCCGAGCGATTGTTCGCTCTCATAGAGGGTCGGGTATCGAAGCGTAAGCGATACGTCAAGGTTGCTGTCATGTTGGCACTATCCCTACAAACAGATATAGGGGTGAAGTATTCGGCAGGTGAGATTGCACTGCGGGCTACAAAGTATGTCAAGAAAAATTGTGGTATCAATGGCTTTGAGGCAGGTGCTACGCTGATGCTGTTGGTTCGTATGGGATTGCTTGAAGAAGTCATGACAGGTAAAGGTCGAAGATACAGGAGGATTGAAGGTGGAATATGAAATAAAGACGGGCGATTGTATTGATGTCATGAAAACGATGCCCGATGAGTGCGTCGATACCATCATTACATCCCCTCCATATTGGGGTCTTAGGGACTACGGCACAGGCACATGGGAAGGGGGCGACCCCGATTGTTCCCATAAGCGAGATTCAAAGCATTCCGAGAGTTGCAGTACGGGTCAGAAGAACTTAGAAGGTGCGATAGGTGACGGCATATACAAGACGGTGTGTAAGCGATGTGGTGCTATTCGCAAAGACAGGCAGATAGGACTTGAGGAAACACCCGAAGAATACGTTCAGCGATTGGTTGAGGTGTTCCGTGAAGCACGTCGTATTCTCAAGCCTCACGGTACGCTGTGGCTCAATCTCGGTGACAGTTATGTTGGCGGTGGTCGTGGTTCTGCATACAGTAAAGACGGCACAATTCAGAAGAGTTATATCGACGCAGGTGTGCAATACGGTGCGCCTACGGGTAAGATTGAGGGCTTGAAGCCCAAAGACCTTGTAGGCATACCCTGGCGTGTTGCTTTTGCTTTACAGGCTGATGGGTGGTGGTTGCGACAGGACATCGTTTGGGCGAAGCCTAATTGTATGCCCGAAAGCGTCACAGACAGATGCACTAAGAGTCACGAATATGTATTCATGCTTACTAAATCCAAACACTACTACTTTGACCATGAGGCTATCAAAGAGCCGACCAAGGGTGGTGCTTCAACGAAGCGACCCGCTAAGGAA